TAGTTTTCCCTATAACGACTTTCTATGTCTTTGTTATATTCGTGACCTATATTCTTATCCATTCCTGCTTTCATAGCTTTTTCAACCATGTTTCTAATACCGTCAAAGTCTCCTTCTTTAAGCAAGTCAGCTGATTCAAGTATTGCAGATTTCATTTCTTGGTTCTTACAGAATCCTAAGAACTCTTCTTGAATATACTCTAAATCGTCTTGAGTAGCTGCGTATGAATTACGTAACTCTTCTTTTAAGGCGACCTTTAGTAACTCATTCTCTACTTTTTGAAGTTCCACTTTTAATACATCCATAGTAGGAGTAGTGTGGTATATATCAAAGTAACTTGTTATTTCACCGATGATCCACTTATGGGCATCTGAGTCAAAATAAGTTTCTTTTAATACATCTCTTACATTCAATAAGAAGACTTTGTCTGTTAGTAGCGAGCCAAGAACTTTCAATTGGAACCCTTTACCGTACTGGTGTAAACTTTTTAATGTCATATTATAACCTTTATTTATTTAAATATAATGAAAATTAACGTATAAAGCAACTAATAGCTACTGTATTTTATACTTAATTTACTACTTCTGGAAAGTAGTCAAACCTCTAAAGTTCTCTAACCATGCTTCGGTGTTTTTAGTAACACCTTCTATTCCGTCTAACTCTAACATATGCAAGAAAGCACCTGTTTGTAAGTCAGCTATAGGATCTCTAACCACATCGTTTACGTACTTCCTCTCTTTATCATCTAAAGCAGTAATATGTAAGTCCATTAATTGAAAATTAGTTTCAACTCTATCCCATTGAGTGATAATCTTAGGGAATATCTTTTTAACTTTCTTTTCATTTAACTTAGCTTCACATATATCGTAAACATACTGTAAATCAGTACCTGGTTTATCGATAAGATCAGGAAATTCAGCTAATATAGTCTTTATTCCTAATCCTTTAACACCTGCTAAGTTATCAGAGTTATCTCCTATTAATGCTTTAACCACATTGTAATTTTCCGGGAGAACTTGGAGTTCAGCATTTATATTAGATTTAGTAAAGGTTTTCTTCTTTATTGGTGCGTATACCTCAACGGTATCGTCTACTAACTGTAAGAAATCCTTATCTGAGGATACAATAGTACATTTTTTGACGTCAGATTCGGATGACTTCTTAGCTAGAAATGCTATAATGTCATCTGCCTCTAATTTCTCTAGCATCATAGATTGCATTGGAAGACATTCCAAATAATCCTGTACTCTATGCAATTGACCTATTAAAGCTTCCATTTCTTGCTCTTTAGTATCATATAAACCCCAATGGGTAATTCTACTTGTAGCTCTTTGAGCTTTATAGTTAGGATCTATATTCTTTCGATTTGCTGATCCACCTTTTCCGTCCCATACGATTATCACCCTTGTTGGATCAAATATTCGAGTCACATACCCTAAGGAGCGGAGGAACCCGACAATGCCACCGATGTGGGAGCCTGAAGGGTTCATCGCTTTTAGGAGTGAAAAGCTACGAATTAACATATTCATAGCATCCACTACCAGTATATGATCATTTAAAGATCGAGGTGGGGTCTCTTTTAGATTACTGAGTATATTTTCGTATGCCATTAATCTAGTAAGTTTGGAGAGATTGGTGTTTCTTCTAAGTCTCCTTCTTCGATAAGATCGAAGTCTACAGAACCGACTAACTTTAACCAGTGTTCTTTATGAGCATCTCTATACTTGTCTATGGCTTTCTTATCGTCTTCGATAAATCCATGAGAAGTCATAACTACTCTTCCTCTAGACTGTACTCCTCCAATATGATTCTTTTCTATCTGAATGTTAGTTCTTTTAGCGAATTCTACTTGAAGTCCGTTCTTAACAGCTTTAATTTTAGAGGTACCGGGGTTAGTAATATTACCAAAGGTTACAACTAACGTAGCATCATACCACATTGACATTCCTCCTTTATTCTGTAATTTAGGCTGACCCATAGGGTGTTCTGGTTTCATAGTCCATACCTTATTAATAGCAACTAGTGTATTAGTATAAGGTGAGTTCTCTTTTCTAGATAATAAAATCTTTTGATTTAAGTTATTACCGAATTGAGTAGACATTGCTCCTGCATTCCATTCATTATTGTTCTTATTAGAACGTACTGATAAATCACACGGTATAGAACCAATTGAATCCCAAAAGAAACACATATCATAAGGTAGATTACCTTTTGCCTGTTCGTCCATTAAATCAGCCATATAGACTGCTACTTCTTCAATAGTATTTAATGATCCTCTATCAGCATAAAGGAAATGTCCTTCATAATCAACTACAGTACCGTTAGCATCTTTAACTTCATCAAACTGTAAGCCCATCTCTTTAGCATGTTCCCATGACCATTTCATCTCTGAAATTACAAAGACAGGTAGTATTCCCATCTTTTGAGCATTTACAGCTGCTTCCAATAAAGCTGTTGTTTTACCGGTATCACTATGACCTCTTAACAAGGTAATATGTCCTGTAGGTATTCCCGGTAAGGAAGTAATTTCTTGAAAAGCTTTTGATAAAGGAATCCATCCTTGCTCTTTAAACTTTACAGAAGAAGAGGAGTACCCTTTTTTCTTCTTAAAATTACCTAGGTTAAATGACTTCTGCACACTAGCAGCCGCCTTTGCTTGTACTACTTCTTTTTTCTTTGCCATATTTTACTCGTTGAATAAGTCATCAAATTTATTTACTGTGGTTTTGTTGCCAGCCGTAGCTGTTTCCAAAGTAAAGTCTGTTTTTTGCTGACCTAAGCTTTCTGGCAGTTTATCTGTAGCAGGTGCGTCAGGAGTTCCCTCTTCAACAGAACCTGGATTCAGATAGTTTTGTAATTGTTTTTTAATAAAGTCGTAATCGTATTGAGTATGTACTTCTGTAGGGTTAGGTTGAGTTTTTAACCAAGAGTCAACTAAATCATTATTGTCTGATAAAGCGGTTTGTTTAGGTTTAATTCTCACAGTAGTTTCAGGGTAAGGGTTACCAGCTGATTGCTCTACTACCATATCCCATCCGTTGATTACATCTGTATAATCACCAATATCCTCGTCTTCAGCTAATGCTAAAAGTGATTTATAAATAGTAATTCCAAATCCCCATAATCGAACTCCTTTTTCCTCTTCTCCTCTAATTACTACAGGAGCAAAGATTCTAGTTTTAGGGTTAATCTTACCGGATAGAGACCAATTGTCTTTATCGTTAGTTTTTCTTAACTCTTTTACAAATTCTTCAATTGGATCTTGTTTACCAAAGTTTGAAAGTGCTACCATCGGGTATTTCCCAATTCCGTAGTGAAATTTAAGTTCTTTGAAAGGGTAACTAGGATCAAAAGCAGAAGGAACTATCCTTAGCGTTTGTTTTCCTAATGAGGGTTTCCAAAAAATCTTTGAGTAGTCAGTCTTTTCTTGATTCTGACCGGAGTTGTTTAAGGCGTCTAGTTTTGCCTTGATTGCATTAATGTCCATATATAACTGATTTTAATTGTTTAACTTCTATTAATATACGAAAAATATATTAATGATCCAACTCTATTATGTTAAATAGTTTGGTATTGATCCTTTTAAGGTCAGGACCTTTTGTAAGTAGCACACAGTTTTTGTAGTCTGACCAATTAATTCGATAAGTGGTGTCGAGTACTCCGCCGTTAAGCTCTCTTATTAAAGTATTTAACGCATTGATTGTGTACAATGTATTGGTTTCTTTCTTTCTATGTACTAAGATAGTATTGTCTAAGAAAGCAGAAACGTTTCCAAAGTCTACGTTATAAGTACAGATGTACTCATTTTGACTTTTGGAATAAAGTACGAAAATTTTACTATATATTATCTTGTACCTTTCTTGTATTGAAGATAGTACATCGTCTAGCCCTTCTTGGGTTGAGAATGTACAAAACAGTTTATTACTCATATCGTCGTTTAAAATGTCATCGTCGAAATCATATGCGACGGAAAAATCTGTAACTAATTGCATTTAATATAAATATAAACTGTTCTACAAAACTAAATTTTTACTGTACTTAAAGTTTACTGGGTATTTCTTACTAGATTCTAGTATGATTTGCAGTTCTTTTAAAGTCTCTTTACCGTCATCTTTATCAAAATCAAAGAGTATGGCATCATAAGTATATAGCGCTATTTTGGTCTTCTTATTCTGTAAATAACGTAACACTTCTTTTAATATAAGAATATTATTTGAGGTTTCCAACGATTGCATCATATAATTCATTAATTTAGCTGGATGCAT